GAAATGCTGCTCGCCGCTGGTGGGCGTGTAGGCGGCGCTCGCCACCAGAATGCCAAACAGCGACACCGACGCCGCATCACACACAAACGGCAGGTTCACGAATGTGCTCAGCGCACTGGTGCTGTCCGATCCAGTGCCGCCAGTCGCATGGCTTAAATCAATAAACCCAACCCGATTGGCGCGGTTCGCATACAGCAGCGTGAACTGCGCGTTGTCGTTGATAGCCGTGGGCGCCACCCGGTACAAATGCAGCCGATAGCTCGCCAGCGTGGTGCTGCTCTTGAGGTGCCTGGCCGACAGGATCAGCCCGCTGCCGCCATTGGCTCGCCCAGCACCCGCAAACGTCAGCAACGTGGGCGCCGTGGTGCTATTGCTCACCACGTCCTGCGCTGCGTACCCAATCGTGTCAGCAGGACGGGTGAAGCTGGCGGTGGTGATGACTTGGAGGCCGGTTGCGTCAACAGGCATCCGGTCCACTGGCGATACCGTCCGCGCTCTACCGTCCGGTCCAGAAAAGTCGATCATGGTATTTCAGTGCGGAAGAATATCGACTGCTTCCATCAGGCTATGAATCACGGCTCAGTGGCACAATGCAGTCGGTGCCATCGCCAATCCGCAACGGTTCATGCTGCACCCGATAGGCCACGCCGTTGACAGTTACCACCTCGCCATATTGCAGCGACCCAAACAATGCAGTCGAGCAGCTCAGCGCATAATCCACGCTGACGACCTGACCGCTCATCACCAGTTCGCTGTTCTGATCCAGTTGCCCGAAACCAGAAACGGCGCCAGCAGTTACGCTGACGCCGCCCAGGAGTCGATGGGCCGTAGTCCTGGTGCGTGATACCAGGGAAGCCCACGGCATGATCAGAACGCTCCGTTCAGGCGCACGCGGGCGGTAGCGTCCGCATCGGCGCAGGTGGCGGTGAAAACACCAATCTTCGTGTTGCCGCTGGAAACAGCGGTGACATTTTTGCTGGTGTTGTTCCAGTAAGCCAGCGCGCCTTGTGCGCCGCCAGTGCTGGCGCCGGTGGCCTTCGCAAGGGTGAAGACACCCACGATGGTGAAGGCCGCCACCGCTCCACTGGCGACGGTTGTGACGGCAACCCCGAAGGTGCTGCCGACAAGGGCACCGCCGCCGGAGTTCACGTCATAGGGTGCCGTGAGATCAAGGCGTTCGCCCTCTTGGACAAAGTTTTTCATGGATTCACTCGGTAATGGTGATGATCAAGCTCAAACGCCGCTGGAGCGGTAGATGAAGCGGAAGTCCTTCACCGCACAGCCGAAATCGAACCGGGCCAGCATTTCGAGCCCATCGGGATCGCGCTTCTCGGTCGTGGTGATGCTGGGGCCTTCCTCACCGGCCAGGTAGCCGAACACAATGCCCTCGACGGCACTGGAGCGGGTGGCCGCATACCACTGGGTGGCGCTGCCATCAAGCCGCGGCTCGGTGATCACCTCCACGCCTTGGGTCTGCACGGTCACAGGGCCGTTGTCACCAGTGCGGGCGCTGGGTGCAAACCCTGTGGGATACAGGAACTGCAGCGCCGTTGCCTCCAGGTCGGTAGGAACGACCAGGTAGTTAGGAGTGAGATTGATCGTGGTGCCGGCCAGATCGCGTTGCTTGCGCATTGCCTTGCGGGCAGCATTCCAGCCGGTGCTGCCAATCGCGCCGGTGCCGGTGTTGTTGTGGCTGGCGTGGAACAGCACTTGACCGTCAACCGAGGTGACGGCGTTGCCAGTGATCAGCGCCCACACCAGATTGCTTTCCAAGCGGCGAAAGCCACGGCCCAGCATGTCGGGGGTGTTCTCCATCGCAGACAGGTCATCGTTGATGATGGCCTGGCGGGTCAGGGTGATTTTCCGGGCATAGGTGGACAGTCTCCACTGATGCTGACCTTCAACCATCGTGCCGGCCTTGTACTCACCGCCTTCCAGCAGCAGCTCAGGGGTCAGATCCCCGGCGACCACCAGATCGGAAGCGTTTTTGAAGTCGGGCAGGTTGCGCTGAGTAGCCAGCGGGCGCCAGGTGTGCGGCTCTTCGGCATAGGCAGCATCGAGACGCTTGCCGGCCAGGTTGGAGAACAGCAGCGGGAAGTCAGACGTGGAATGGAAGCCACGCTCGACCAGCTGGTTGCGGCTCATCCCGCGGGTGTTCACGCCGCGCGATTCCAGATACTCGCGGGTAATCTCCAGAATCGTGAAGCCACGGAACTCGCGGGCCAGATCGCTCGGCTTGCTGCCGGGGGTGATCCGGTGCGCCAGGGCCTCGCCAATGGCGCGCATCAGCGTGTCGCCAGAGTCGCGTATCACGGCGATCGGCGAGCCACCAGCAACCACGGGAGCGGCAGCTTCGCTGCGCTCGCGGGCCATCCGGGTGGCGGCAATGCCAGCGGAGGTCACGTCGGTGCAGCGCAGCAGCTCTTCGGTCTGAGCTTCGCTGCAGCCGGCGGCCATCGCCATGCGCAGAATGTCGCGCTCCAACTTCAGTTGGCGGTTGGAAATTTCGGCCTCGGTAGCCGATGGAGCAACGGCCACAGTTGCAGCCGGTGCCGGAGCGCTGCGCTCCTGCTCATTGGCCGCGGGGTCAACCCCGGCCGTTGCGTTTTCGTTCATCTCTTGGGGTTGAGAAAGTGGTTGATTGCGAACCTGCGCGCCGGCATCAAATGGCACCGCCACTAGGCTCAGTTCCATCGGCTCCCAATCAAGGGCCCGATAAGTTGGCGGCTCACCATCGGCGCCGCGGATTGGGTCAGACCAGTGATGGACCTGATACCCAACCGACACGTTGCGGATGATTCCCGCCTGAACGTCGCGCCAGATCGGCTCGACATCCTCACGCGCAGAAAACCGGACCAAGGCCCGGCCTTCCTTACCGTCGAGCCATGCCCGCTCGACAACGCCGAGCACATTGGACAGCTCCTTGCCTTGGTGATTGTTCAGAAGGCTTGCGCCACCGTTCAACCGGTCAAGGCGAACAGCGCGAGGACTCATGTCCAGCTCTTCAAACCAATCGCCGTCAAACAGGCTTGAACGCAGGCCGCGGGCGCCCGTCGTCCAGGTCAGTTCAACCGTCCGACTTTCTGCATTGAGCGTTGACGGCACAAATGCCGCCGCTCGCTGCATGGATTCAAGAGTGCGCTGTTCCATGCTTGCAAGCTATGGATTGCCTTCAAGGTCGCTTTGCGTTGCTTGCTGGCTACTCACCCCGCCGCCAAATACCGTCAGCTGCAAACCCTGCGCTTCCGCTGCCGCCTTGTCCTTGCCCAGCTCTTCAATCACTTCGCTCGGAATGTAACCCAGGCTCCTTTGCACATCGCTGAGCGACATGATGCCGGCGCTTACCGCTTCGATCAGCGCCTTGATCTCCTTCGATGGGTCGATCAGCTCACGTCGCGGGAACGTCCAGATGATCTTTCGCGGCCCGCGCATTGCTACCAGCACCGCTGCATCGCTAAACCACCGCCCGATCGGATTCAGCAGCTGCGGCACCACCATCGACCACCGCTCCCGCGCCACCTCTCTGTAGGCCTCGATCCAGCCCATCCGGCCAGATGAAAAATTCACGTCTGACAGAATCCCGGTCAGGCTTTCAAACGTGATCGAATATCCCGCCGCCACGGCGTGCAGGTAGTGCCGCTGGTCTTGCGTCAGGTCGCCAGATGATGGCGGATTGGCAAACGTGATCTGCTTGCCGGGTGGCAGAATCTCAACAGCTCCAGGCTCCAGCGTTTCGGTCAGCGGCGTGGTGCCAACCTGCACCTGATCCGGTGTTTCTTGGTCGTAGACGAACGCCGTGAAGCACGCCGCGATCTTGGATTTCAGCAGGTGCGCTGAGCTGATGTCGTCAATATCCCGCATACTGATCAGCACCTGGGCGCCAGCAGGAACACCAATCCGCTGGCCAGGTCGCAGCTGGTCGTACACAAACAGGATCTCGTTTGGCGGCACCAGCTCGCTTTCAATCTTCAGCCCGTTCCAGCCCGTCTCTCCTGGGTGGTCCTTCCTGATCCAGTAGCCCTGCAGCTTCCCCCGATCGTCAAACTGCTGGCCAAACTGCACCGTGCGCCCGTCGTCCTTCGACATATCCAGCCAGTCCGGCTCCATCACCTGCAGCTGCAGCGGCACCATCCCCCGCGCGGCCAACCCCTCATCAAGCCGGCGCCGCACCATGCATGAGCCCGCTACCGCCACTGTCCTGTAGATCAGGCCCTGCAATCCGTAAAAATTGGTCCGGCCAAAAAAGTCGCAATCAGTTGACTCAGCCCACTCGGTAAAGGCTTCCTCGTACCTCTTCGACGATTTCCACGGCGTGCCCATCACTCCGTCGCCAATGGTGGAGTTGACCTTCACCTTCACAGCGCGGCTCGCCCACGGGTTGTTGTCCACCAAGTCGCGGTGGCGGTTCACCAGCCGCTGCCAGGCCGTCTTGATGTCGCTATTCGGCCCGCTCAGCCTCGTGTACCAGTTCTCGGTACGCCGGCTGTCCTTCGCGCCCTCGTACGCCCGTGCTCGAAACTCAGCACGCCGCAGCTGCATTTCAGCCAACATCAGCCGCGATTCAAGCTCCGATCGCGTCGGCCTTGCCCTTTTGCCCGCCATCAATCCCTCCGAAACGCCGCATAACGGCGCGTATCGGCCTGCGTTGAACTGCTGGACAGGTCGCTTGACATCAGATTGCGCAGCTTGATCATTTCATCAAGGCTCCGATATTCCACACGCCGGCCATTGCTCACGACCACTAAGACACCCTCAGCAATCGCTGCATCGAGGTCTGTTAGCTGCTGCTGGGTGAATGCCACGGCCTAACCTCCTGCGCTCAAGCTATCGAGCGAGCCAGCTTCCCTTCTTTCGCTCCACTGTCTGCGCGGTTGCTGTCACGCCAGGCCCAAATTCCCGCCGCCTCTCCAGCTCATCCGCCAGCTGCTGCCACATCGTCGCGCGGTTGTACCTCCTGGCCACCAGCTGCATTGCCGCGTACGCCATCCGTGTGCAGTCGCCGCCTTCATCGCGTGATCCAGCAGGCAGCACCCATTGATACGTCGTCTGGCCCTGGTGACGCTTTGGCATTCGCTTCCACGGGAACAGCTCAGACAAGAACTGATCAG